GGACCAATGGGAAAGATTCTTCCAGCATTTCTTTTTGAGGAACTTAGTTTTGATTCATGGGACTGCGAATCTTCTTTAATTATTAATTGGGATTGCATTAATAATATAAAATCAATGGAGATATGATGAAAGATTTTAAAGACTTTGTTAAAGAAGAAACAGCCACTCAAGAGGAGGCTAAGAAATATGTTAAAGCTTGGCAAAAAGATATTAAAGAAGGCGATCACTATGTTATGGATATGGGGCTTGGTTTCCTTCTTTACGGAGAAATCTTAAAGCCGTATGATAGTTTCTATGAAACCGAAGAAGGTTCATATTATAGATTTGCAAAGGCATATTCTATTATGTGCCCAAAGGGTGAAGCTGGAGATGTTCATATCGCATCAATCACAAAGCTTATAACTAAAGAAGAGTTTGATAACATTCTTAAATCAATCAAGAAGGATCTGTAATGAAAGTATTTAACAATAAAGACTTATCGGTAATGAGCAAAACTTTGGTTTTTAATAGTGCGCAAGCATTGTTTGCTACATCATTGCTTGTAATAAATGCAGTTGAAACATCGTTTCAGTTGTATCAAGAATCAGCTGATGATGACAAAAAAATGCAAACCTTCTGCAAGAATCGTTTAGAATCTATTTGTAGAGCAGTTGGTGCTGTTAAAAAAGAAATTGAACTAATATCACCAAATTTCATCGAATGGTTTGATGAAATGGTTGAACATTATGATTTCGATGTACAAGAACAAGTAAAATTTGATGAAGAACAATTTGATATAGATTTCAAATCCAAAGATTTCAAAGATTTCAAATATGAAAGTTGCAAAAGTTCTGAAGTTGAAAACATTTTACGGAATCGAGCACCAATTGTATCTGATATGTCTCCAGGTGAAATTAGCAAGGGTGAAATTGGAGACATCTGGATTAATAAGACAGTTGCAAAGGCATTTGTTCTAAAAGAAGTAGTCGACAGTAAATTTTTGTGGGAAGAAATAGAAATTGGGAGCCTAAAGAATGACTAAACCAGAAGTAACCAAACCAGAAGTAGTTAAACAAGAATCAAACGTACGGCAATTTCTTAATGACATTGTCGCAGTTAATAAATACACATCGTTTAAGCTTAAAGAAGATTTCTTTTACGATCTTAAATCTGACAAGATTGGACAAATTACAGCAGCACTGTGCAAATTTATTCTAGACCTACCAAACATGTCTGCTACCAACAACGTCATGAACCGTTTTAAGTCACAAAAGTTTTATGAATTATTAGACGTAATTAATCCATTACTCTCAAAGTATGAATGTAAATGCACTCAAGAAATTTCTACCGTAGATTTCGTTAACTACGTTGTGACAATTATTTCCCATTCAAGCGATCAATACTTTAGATCTGTAAGCATTATCCCTAAACTCTATTTCTCAGGCGGCAAAGACGTAGATACTGATTCTAATAGACAAGTCTTCAACTCTGCGGTAACTAATATTAAGCGAGTTGTGTTAAAATCTATTCTCGGAATAGACGCAGGAGAAGAATCAGAGTAAAAAAAAAGGGAGAATATGGAGATTAATGATTTCGTCGGTCGTTTGAAGGAATTCGAAGAGCTCGAAGCATTCATTAATAAGCGTGTAGAAGAACGCCTAAAATTAAAGTACGTTGACAAATATCAATCTGAAAAGATTGATCTTCTATGTGAGGCCCTGTCCAAGGCACAAGGCAAATTTCCCGTTATTGCTACTAACAGAGACAATAATTTCTCGATGTTTCGCCAATATGCCGATCTGGATCAGATGGCTCACGCTGTCAGGGCCCCACTAGAAGAAAACGGTCTGTCCGTAATATTTCAAGAAATGCTTGAAGACGAAAAAGTCATACTCTCAACCAAGCTCTTACACAGTTCAGCACAGTTTATAGAAACTCGTACTAGAATTGTTCCCTCAAAAAACGATATCCAAACTATCAATTCACACATGAAAGCCAAAAAACGTAACTCTTTCATGAATATCTTAAACCTTACTATTCAAGATGATCTCGACGACGACGATGGCGAAAAAGACATGCGTCAGATCCGAATAGAGAAAGCTAAGGCTACTGGCATAAACACTCGTTACAAGGCAAAAGAAGAGTCATTTAAGCTTATAAACAAAACTGAGCTAGAAGAACTTCAATACATTCTTAGCAACTACCCAGATCTTGCTGAAAATCTGCTAGAAAATCTTAGCATTGAATCTTTTGCAGACATGCCAAAAAGTAAATACCGAAGTTCTAAAGAACAAGCTCTTAAAATCATACAACTTAGAGAGGGACGGACTGGCAAGAAAATTGTCAGTGACAATGATTGGTTAGAGTAATGACAAAGCCTATTGAGGTCGAAGTTCACCTCAATAAATTTAAACCACGAGATTATCAAATACCCATTTTTAAAGCATTCTTTAAAGACAAGTTCAAACGTCTCGTAATCGTTATGTGCCGTCGAGCCGGTAAAGATCTATGTACCTGGAACATCGTTATTAGAGAAGCAATCGAAAACCCAGGCGTATATTACGTCATATATCCAACGTATGCCCAAGGTAAGAAGATCCTATGGAACAGTGTCACGATTTCTGGAAGACGCTTCCTAGACTACATTCCCAAAGAAATGGTTCAGAATATGAACAGCCAAGAATTGAGAATAAATCTCATTAATGGCTCGATTATTCAGATCATCGGATCAGATAACCCAGATCGAATTGTTGGTACTAACCCTAGGGGAGTTGTATATTCCGAGTACGCACTTCAAAACCCTAGAATAGCATCATTAATTTCTCCTATACTTGCTGCAAATAAAGGCTGGGCCATCTTTCAAAGTACCCCTAGGGGAAGAAACCATTTTTATGATCTCTATCAAGTTGCATCACATTCACCAGACTGGTGGACATGTAAACTTGGTCTTAACGAAACACATCACATTGACCCAGAAGAGATAGAAAAAGAAATTCGTGATGGCCTCATGTCTAAAGATCTTGTGGAACAGGAATATTATGTGTCGTTCGATGCCGGAGTTGAGGGAAGTTACTACTGTAAGTATTTAGATAAAATGCGTCTTAGCAATCAGCTCGGTGTAGTCCCTTGGGAACCACAGTTTAAAGTTCACACAGCCTGGGATTTAGGTATGACCGATAGTACAAGTATAATCTTCTTCCAGACAATAGGTGCTGTAGTACGTATTATTGACTACTACGAGAACACTAAAGAAGGCCTTGAACATTACGCTAAGTATCTTGACTCTAAAGATTATAACTATGGAGTGCATATAGCACCATTTGACATCGCAGTCGCAGAACTTGGTACCGGTATTTCTAGAATCGAGAAAGCTAGACAACTTGGAATCAAGTTTGACACCGCAGATAGTAAATCATTCATGGACGGAATCGAAGCCGTAAGATCTTCTCTCCCTAAAATATGGATCGATGAAGAAAAGTGCAAGGGATTAATTCGCGCTCTAGAGAACTATCGTCAAGAGTATAATGATAAGTTACAGACTTATAGAGATCGTCCGCTACATGACAAATATAGCCACGCTGCAGACGCAATGCGGTACATGTGCATCTCTCTACATAAAACATCTGATGGAATAACGGCAGCTGAGCTCGAGAAGCTTCGTCATGATGCTAGATATGGAAATCAGCCTACGATGAATAATACTTTTAATCGTGGATTCTAAAGAATCAAGATTCTAAGTATCGTGATTCTAAAGAAATGCCGTACCGAGGAGATCAGTACGGCAGATCCTACACTGAAAGGGTAGTGTATTCACATAGGAGAAAGAAAGTCTTATTCAAAGCTAGCTAAAAAAAAATCTAAATACAATATATTTGATTCTAAAGAAAAGCCGCCCCAGCGTAGTAGCGACTAGAGCGGCAAAAAAGGAGATATGAAGAAGACTCTTTTATCCGAGCTGGAGCCAAGTGGCCACGCCGGCTTGTTTTTTCGTTAACATATATACTTCTGTTGTTCCTGCTTCATCGTCATAAATCCATACAGCACCAATTCTAAATAACTTATAATCACTTGTTGTTGGTTGACTATCAAATGTATAAATGTTTCCTGGATTTTCTGCATTGACACCCAAATATGCTAGGGGGTGTCTGCCATTAATATCAGCCATAATTTTTCCTAGAGAGATTGATCAACAATCGCTTTAAATGCATCTAAGAAATCATCAAACTTAGCAATTGCAGCGTTTTGAGTAATGATAGGCGTTAGTAAAAGTTTAACTGCTACTGCATCTTCGTATAAAGATTCATTTCCATAGTCTTCTACTTTTGTTTTAAAGCTTCTTACTACTAAATGCCAACCAGCTTCATAGCCCTTTGGAAGTGGACCATGAAAGAAACACCATGATAATTCTTTAAATGAGCACAATCCCGCTTCGTCTGCTTCACCTTGTTCTGTAATAAGATGAAATGGATATTCACCAATATCATTTTTTAACATTTGTTCAAATGCTGTTACTTTATCATCGCTTACTTTTTTATTAGCTTTAAAAATTCCAATTGAACCTTTAAGTGCTGTTGCTTTTGCTGATTTGAAAGCCATCTTTTTTCCTTTTAAATTTAAATTTATACACCTGGCACCGCAGTTGATAATCCACCACTTGCACCAGCCGCAACCCAATAAGCACTTCCATCATTTGCAACTGTATACATTGATGAAACATTGCTTGTTCTTAATGTCCATGTGCTCGTTGGATTCGTGGCTGTTGCTAATTCACCCGAATAACTTACGCAAACCCAAGCTCCCATTCCTTGTTTTACATTCGTTAGAGAAGTTGATCCTACAAATGGATTTGTCCTATCTGTCCAGGTTCCAGTTGGATCTGTTGCTGTTAATATTGTATCCGGATTAGCACTAGCAACCCAATAAGAATCTGCACCATAATCAACGCCTTGTGCATAATCAGTTGCAGACATTGGGTTTGTTCTTAACGTCCAGGTTCCGGTTGGATCTGTTGCAGTTGCTATTTGACCAGTATCGCCAACCGCCACCCATACACTATTACCATAAAAAACATTTTTTATTGATGCTCCAGTAAATGGATTTGTACGACTTGTCCAAGTTCCCGTTGGATCTGTTGCAGTTGCAATATAAGTAGGATAGCCAACCGCCACCCATACACTATTACCATATGCAACCTTGTTAATTTGAGAGGCTACAAATGGATTTGTACGCTGAGTCCAAGTTCCAGTTGGATCCGTTGCAGTTGCAATTGATCCGTGATCATCATATACACCTCCAACAGCCACCCACACGCTATTACCGTAAGCAACTCCAACAATACTTTCAGATCCAAAAGAACTTGTTCGTTGCGTCCAGGTACTAGTTGGATTCGTAGCTGTAGCTAATTTACCATCGCGACCAACTGCTACCCAATACGTACCATCGTGTGCAAGACCATAAATAGTAGATGCAGCAAATGAACTCGTTCTAGCTGTCCATGTTACCGGTGCTCCAGTAGGGCCACCCCTAGTTCTTTTTGCAACTAAACCCATAAAACCTATCATAATTATGCTTCCAATCTTTTAAAAGTTTTCTTATACAATCTGTCGATAAGTCCTCCTAGTCTACGCTTCCATATCACCAGCTACAGCCCAGACGTCTTCTGCGATTTTTATTAGGGCACCCACCGAATATAATTTTACAGTTGTATACGCATCATCAGCAGATTTTAATGTTGGCGGAGCAGCTCCTGCAAAAGTAGCCTGTCCTGCACCACCTTGTTGAAATCCTATTTGTGTTCCAATTGGAAATGCTACTGACGCATTTGTTGGAACAGTTACGGCAATCGCAGCTCCATTTGTAAATGTTATAAATTTACCAGCATCTGTAAGAGTTAATGTATAAGTTGTACCAGTTTCATTTTTAACAGTTGTTCCAGTTGATGCAACAGTTATTGAATGAGCTGCATTAGTTACTGTAATTCCAGTTCCAGCAGTCAAAGTTCCTAGTTGAGGTATAGCTCCAGTATCACCCATTAATAATTGTCCATCAGAAGGTTCTGCTGTCCATGCTATAGCTCCAGTTGTAGCAGCACCATAAGGTAAACCATGCGAGGTTTGAGCACCTAACTTAGCTTTTAAGGTTACTGGGGCTACGGCTTTAGCGGCCTCAGTTCCTGCAATTGCTTCAGCGTCAGAACAGAAAGATGCCGCTGGAACTGCTTGATATGTAGGAGCTGCGCCTGCACCATTAGCGGTTAAGACATGCGTAGCGGTTCCGCCACCAACAACACCTATAACATTAGCAGCGCTAGCAACTAATACGTCACCCTGAGCTACAGTTGCTGGATATGTAGCTGTTGTCCATGTTGGATTAGAACCAGCTACACCAGTTAATATAGTTCCTACTCCACCAACAGCTAAAGCTTCAATTGGACCAGCTGTGGCACCGACAAGAAGACCACCATCTGTAAATGTACTTGCTCCAGTTCCACCATCTGCAACAGGAACGTCTGT